CAGAACGCCGGCGTTGATGTAGGCCACATCGGTGTCGGCCACGGTCTTGCGCGTCTCGGCCTGCTCCTTCTGCGTGGGCTCACCCAGGGGGGCGAACACGATCGCCATGTCGTCGGGCGAACCGTCGATCCCCGAGTCGGAGGCAAGCACCAGCACCTCAAGCAAGCGGCGCAGGCCGGGCTCGTATTTAAGCGTCTGATAGGCCGCGATCACCTGGTGCCAGAGGCGCTCACCGTTCGCATCGTCCGAGGACAGCCCGCCGGGGGCTTGCCCGAACAGGCGGCTGGCCGGGTAGCCGGTGACCGCTTGCAGGCTGTTGCGAGTCATCGTGTCCAGGTCCTTGAACCCCGTGGGGTTGCTCGTCTTCTGCTCGTACTCCTCGCCCGATGCGAGCAGGAGCAGGTTCTGCGAGCTTTTGCCGAGTGCGATCTGCTTCATCCGAGTCCAGAAGTTCGCGGCCCCGTCCCCCGTTACCTGAGCACTGAGCGCCGGCGTGGTCACTACGTCAATGCTCATCTGCTGGGCCTGCACAGCGACCGCTTGATCCAGCACTGTACGGGTTCGGGCCTGATCCCAGGAAAGATCAAGGATGCTCGCCGCGGTGCCCTCGTTGCTGCGCTCGATCGTGGGGGGCAACTCGGCGCCGTCGAAACGAAGCACGCGGGTGTGATGCACAAGCGTGCTGCTCGTCGCCGCGCCCGAGGGGGTCACGTAGTAGTTCTCGGGCCGGCCGAAGTTGGGATCCATCGGCGAGGTGGTCAGCGTGCCCACCTGGAACTCGTGGCGATCCAACACCACCAGGTTGACCACCGCCTTGACCTTGCTCGGGTCCAAGGGCTGAGAGAGATCCATGCTTTCAGGGTCCTCGCCCTCGTCGGTCACCATCAGGATCAGGGCCGTGCCGTAGAGCCGTCCCCAGGTGTCTGCCATCTGCAAGTGCTGGCGCACGCGCAGGCGATTGAACTCCTGCTCTACACCCTCCACCGGCTGCTCGTCTTCCCCTTGTACCTGCCAGCCCTTGCGGGTGGCCTCGGCGGGCAACTCCGCCACGATGCGGCGGGAATAGCCGTTGTGCCGCCAAAGCGCCGTCAGTTCCGACCGGGTGAGCCCCTGCCGAGTCGTGTCAGGGCGCCCGGTCTGGCCTCGATCGGTCGGCATCCCGAAGGACGTGGCCGGGTTTCGGATGCTGTCCGTGCGCTGCTCCGGTGCCGTCGGCAACTCGGGGCCTCCAGAGAGGTCAGGAAGCGCGGGGCGCGGAGCGGGGCTGAACAGGTTGCGGAACCAGGACATGGGGATCGTCCTCCTGCCGCGCAGAGTAGCGGGGCGGGGGGACCTGCGGCAACCTCAGCGCGTCACCCGCACGAACTCGTCGATCTCATCCTTGAGCCTAGCCCGGCGCACATGCCGACGCGCGGGCCTGCCGACCAACCCCCTGCCGTCCGCTGTCCTGACCCCGCAGAGACTCCAGGTGCCGTCGCTCTTGACGTTCACGCGCACCGCGTCGTCGTTGCTTAGGTGCACCGTCTGAAAGTTGCCCGGCGTCGCCATGCCCATCAGGCGAGCCCCCACACCATCGCGAAGGCGGCGAACACCACCGCAGCCGCCAACACGTCCACCACGTCCAGCGGCAACTCGGCCGCTCTCTGCATCTGCTTGCCCATCGGGGCCTCCTGCTTTGCTACGCCCACAGGGTAGCGCGCGGGCACCTATAGCGCAAGGCCCCCGAGCAGGCGATCGATCCCCTCAAGCAGCGCCGTGCCCGACTGCTCGCTGCCGACGGTCCAGTAGACGTGGACCTGAGAGGCGGCGTCCACATGGTCGTCGTGGCTCTCCTTGCCCGAGCCGGTCGAGCCAAAGGCGACGTGCTGATCGAGCCAGACGGCCACCCAGGGGCACTCGGCGTGCCCGTCCTCGGGGATCCAAACCAGGTCCGACTCGGCGGCGCCCTCGGTGTAGTTCGCGCGGGCTTTCTTGCCCCCGTGCTTGTTGGGTTTGAACCCGACCACGGGGATCCCTGCGGCCTTGAGTTCGTCCATCAGGGGGATCCCGTTGCTCGCCTCCTCCACGAGGAACTTTTGCGCGCCCAGGTGCCGCCAGTATTCCCAGGCGGCTGCGGCCTCGGTCTTGAGCTGCGTGTACAACCACCGCCCGTGGATCATCCCGAGCAGGTAGCGCTTGCCCTTGAGACGGCCCCAGATCTGAATGCTCGTTTCGTCGTTCTTCGCCTTGTTCTTGCTCGCGCAGTCAACCGAGATCACCACCTCCTCGCAGAGACGAGCCAGAGCCTGGGGGCTCGCGGAGTAGCGCCTAAACATGCCCGTGTTGAACTGCTGGCCGTGCGAGGAGCGGGGCGCCTGCTCGTACTGAGCCACCCAGGAGCGCAGCCCCCGAGCCTTGCGCGCCTTGTAGAAGTCGATCACGTTGTCGGGCCAGTCCACCGGGCGCCGGTCGTACTCCTCGCGGGGCATACGCATCGCCGCCCACTGCGCGCTCCGGTGCGCGGGACAGAGCAACTCCCCAGGCTTGCGCGGGTCGCGCTCGTAGGCGTGCGGGGCGTCGGGGTTGTAGTGCATCGGGAGCACCACCGCCTGACCTCCCAGCGCGTTGTCGGTCCACTCCTGCCGCTTGAGCAGTTCGCCGGCCAGGTCCTCGGGGTGCAGGCGCTGCATGATCACGACCTTGGGATCGTCCTCGCCGTCCAGGCGGCTGTCCAGAGCGTCGTCGAACACATCGACGATCTCCTTCATCATGCGCCGCTGGACCTCGGGCGAGTGCTTGATCACCTGCTTGGCGTCGGCGGGGTCATCGACCACCAGTTGACGCGCGCGAACACCGGTCACGTCTGCGTCAATGCCCTTGCACTCTCGGCCCCCTCCCAAGTCGTTGCGCCAGAGTTTCACCGCGCTTTTGTCGTAGCGGATCACCCAGGGCTTGCCCCCCGTGTACTTCGCCCAGGCGGGGGGCTCGTCGCAGGCCAGCATGTAGCGGAGCAGGCCCTGATAAAGCGGGGAGCGGATCAGGGTCCGCGTGCGGTCGCTGTCGCGCTCGGCCAGGGCGCCCAGGTTGCTGACCGTCAGCGTCTGCAACTGCGGCTCGTGCAGCATCTGCCACGCCGGCCAGTACACCGACACCAGCATGGACTTGGCCATGCCGGGCGGGATGCAGATCACCAGCCGCTTGATCTCGCCGCGGGTGACGCGCTCCAACTCCTCGCAAATCACCCGCATGTGCCAGGCGTCCTTGAGCGGGCGGCCAGGATGCAGCACGCCCCAGAGCAGCCGCACGAACTCCCAGAGCGAGCGCCGGGCCAGTTCATACTTGCCCTTGAGGCGCAGAACCGTCCGCAGTTCGCGTCTAGCCTCAGGCGGCAGTCGGTCTATCGCCAGTGCAGCGGATCCAGCCATGTACTCCTCGCCCATGCAGGGTAGCGGGCAAGGCGGGCCAGCGCTACGTCGGCATCGCCTGCGTCTCGGCGTAGGTCAGCAGGTCAACCAGCGGTTGCACGGCCTCGGGGACCGCGTATCGGCCCGCTGTGACGCTCCAGAAGCCCAGGGCCCCGCCGCAGGGGATGGGCTCAGCCAGCCGCCGCACAGCGCCGATTCTGAGGCACCAGCCGTCAGGCAGCGCCCAGGGCTCGCGCTCGGGGTGCTCGATCTCGGCGAAGGTCAGCACGTAGTCGATCCGCATCATGCCCAGCAGGGCGCCGCGGGGCTGCTCCTCGCGGGGCGGCATCCCAGGCCAGATAGGGCGCAGGTCGCGCTCTGCTTGCTCCTCGCTGCACCAGAACGCTCCAGCCGCGTGCAAGGCCACCCAGGCGGGCAGGGGCCAGCCACGGGGCACCGTGCGGCGCGGGCGGTTCTCCCAGGGCTTAATGCCGGCGAGGATTGCGCCGGCCATCGGCTGTCGGACGCTTAGGGCTCTCACGACTTTTCCGAACGGCGCCGATCTGTCTCGACTGCTTCTGCAAGCCTCGTAGCGCGGTCCTGACACGCTCGGATAAACTCGCCACGGGTGGCCTTTCGAAGCGCGGCGAAGCGATCGACACCTGCGCGCTCCGCAAATGCGTCCCAGAGGGCCTCGGCTTCATACGCGATCGCGGCTCTCACGACTTCACCCCGGCCACATGCAGGCACACCAGCCGCAGAGCTTCCGCGTCCACGCACCGGCTGCCGTCGGGGAGTAGGCGGGGGTCGGCGGGGTCGAGGGTGGGGAACTCGCCGACGATATGGCGAGAAACCTGACGCTTGGTCAGGCCGCGCCACGATGTCCCATACTGGGCGGGCTGCCCAGCCAGCCACCACGCCGCGTGCGCCCGCCCGGTCTTGTCCTCCAGGTCGAGGCGCAGCGGCTCCTCTCCTAGGATGAACATGCCCCGGTCCTTGGCAGCGCAGAAACGGTGCTCGCCGTCTTGGCCCAGGTAGGTTGCACGCTGCAAGGTGCCGCAACGGTCCACGTAGACGGGGGATCCCTCCAACAGGAGGGCGGGCACTTCGGGAAGGGTGATCATCGGTCGCTCCTTTGCTACCACCCCACAATAGCGGAGCGGCAGCGCCGGCGCAACTACTCGACGCGCACGATCTCCTCGTCGCTCCCTTCCTCGCTCAACTTGTCGATCAGCAGGTGCAGGTCGGCCATGCTCATGTCGGTCAGGCTCGGGAGCGGGTGGCCGAAGCCCTCGCCCTCTCCGGGGGTGTCGTCGTGGTCAGCCTGGGCCTGGGGCCCGCTCGGCTTGTCGCACCAGGTCCCCCGCTCGCCGGCCTCCAGCAGGAACTTGGCAGCTCGGAAGTCGCCCCGAACAGGCCGCACCCGCGTGCGCACCGTCCCGTCGGCGTTTCGGCCCACCACGACCTCCTCGGTGGCGCCCTTGGATGCCCGCCGCACATCGGCCACAAGCGAGGCTGTGCGGGTGGCCTGGGCCTCCATGATCAGCAGATGGATCGCCAGATAGAACGGCTCGCTGCCCTCCAGAAGTTCGCCGCGTTGCTGCTTGGCGAAGGCGGCACGGCCTGCGCGCTCGGTGCGCTCGCGCGCGTCCTTGCTGATCTGCGCGATCCGGTCGCACTCACGCTTGAACAGCCCGAGTTTCAGGTGGTCCAGATACGCCTTGCGGCGGGCCGGGTCCGAGAAGACAGGCGCGTTCCGCCCCCATCGGTGATCCCACTCCGGCACCTTGATCTCGCTCATGCTGCTGTCCTCGCTTGGCCCAGCATAGCCCACAACCGGGCAGACTCAAGGGGCTCGGAACTCTTCGGTCAGGGTGTACTCAAAATCACCCACCGGGCTGCCAGAGGTGCCGCGCCGGACTCCGCACGCCTTGCGCAAAGTGCCGGTGACCGTGTGCGCCTCCTCCATCGTGTAGAGCTTGAGCAGGGTCAAGCCGTTGTAAGCGGCCACCTTGCCGGGGCCGATGACGCGGTCGCCGCTCTCATCCGTTCTCACGTCCACGCTCACGCGCACTCGGGTCAGGGTGCTCTGTGTGTCGGCGGCCATCGTGGCCGCGATCGAAGTGTTGACCGCACGGATCGAGGCCGTCTCAAACATGCCGCCCATGATGTTGCGGGCCGTGGAATCCGAGTCGAAGAACCCCAGAAGCAGCCCCATCCTGTCGAGGCTGCCCGGATTGTTTCGGGTCAGGTCCCAAATGTAGGTCCCGTCCTCGGTGCCCCCGACAACCTCCAGCATCGTCATGTCCGCGACATTGATCGAGGTCGAACTGCCGTTGGTGTTGGTCGTGATCTCCTCGTCGGTGCGCGTGTCCGGGCTCAGGTAGGAGCCGGGATCTAACAGTATGGTGCCGGC